TCATAGCGAGGCTGTGATGGAGTAGCATCTGCTTCATCAGGATTGTTTGGACCTAAATACTTGTGTACAAAGACATCGGTACCACCAATCGTAAACATCTCGGTGATCGTCTTGTCTAAGAACGTGTAGTCGGCCCCTCTTTCGGGTTTATATAAACTTAGTCTTGGCATAGTATAAGTATTTATCGTTAGCATAAATACTATAGGAGAACAAGACATATGGCCGATTTAAGCACACAAAAACAAGAAGTATTCGATTATGTAACTGCGATGTTAGGCGGTGGCATGGTTGATGTTGAACTCGATCCTATACACTACGAAACTGCTTTGCAAAAATCCTTAGGGAAATTTAGACAACGTAGTGATAATAGTGTTGAAGAGTCATACTTGTTTATGCCTACTATTATTGATCAGAACGAATACATTCTACCTAACGAAGTAGTAGAAGTAAGAAAATTATTTAGACGTTCAATTGGATCACGTAGTGGAGGTGGTGATGGCGGTACACAGTTTGAACCATTCAACATGGCATACACAAACACTTACCTATTATCAAGTAGTAACATGGGTGGATTAGCAACGTATGATATGTTTTCACAGTATCAAGAATTAGTAGGAAGAATGTTTGGTTCGTTTATCGAATTTAATTGGAATACTACAACTAAAAAATTAACAGTTTTACAAAGACCTAGAGCAGAAGAAACATTATTAATGTATGTGTACAATCACAGACCAGATAGTGAATTACTAAACGACTATCTAGGCAAAATATGGATTAAGGATTATACCCTTGCAGTTTGTAAGTATATGTTAGGCGAAGCACGTTCTAAATTTGCTACTATTGCAGGACCACAAGGCGGATCGACACTAAACGGAGACGCACTCAAAGCTGAAGCACAAGCTGAAATGGAAAAGTTAGAACAAGAACTTGTATTACAAATTGCTGGCGGCGTAGGCTACGGATTCAGTATTGGCTAACTAACACTTGACATCAGCATAAATTTACTATATAATAGTTTTATTGTTTATGAGGAGTCAATCTGTGATTATCGGTGTATGTGGTTTAATAGGAAGTGGTAAAGATACCATTGCTGATTACTTAATTAGCGAACATAATTTTCAAAAAATATCATTTGCAGACAAACTTAAAGATAGCGTAGGCGTTATGTTTGGGTGGGATCGCGAAATGCTTGACGGAAAGACAGAAGAGTCGAGACAATGGCGAGAGCAAGTAAACGAGTTTTGGACTAAAGAAACAGGCAGAACGATTACTCCTAGACTAGTATTACAAGAATTTGGTACAGAATGTATGCGTTCTGGATTCTATGATGGTATTTGGGTTAGCTTAGTCAAACAAACACTATTAGACAATCCTAACAAGAATTGGATATTACCTGATACACGTTTTCCTAATGAAGCAAAAATGTTACACGAAGTTGGTGGGCATGTTTGGCGTGTTAAGCGTGGTGAAGATCCTAAGTGGTTTACTGAGTATCTTGAGTTTAATACTGAACCAACTGATGTACACCCAAGTGAATGGGCATGGGCACATACTAAATTTTCACAGATATTAGAAAACAACAGTACTATTGAAGAACTTAGAAGTCAGGTAGCAAGTCACCTTGCTTCCATCTAAAGCCTTCCTTGTAGATAATCTTAGTACAATTGGCACATATTGTCTTTAAGTTGCCAAACCTTACATTGTTAAGATCACCATCAATATAATAAACTGAAAACTGTTCTTTGTGTTTGCTAGTGTATCCACACTTGTCACAAATATTTTTCTTTTGGTATCCTGCCTGCTTCCACTTAGGTATTCCATTGGTTGGCTTACCGTTTTTCGTGCATGACTCGCATTTACTTCTATAGAAAGGCTTTCCCTTTTTGTAGTAGTTAATTGCTACCGGTTTAACGCCACATATGCATAAAGGTCTCATACTTTTATTTAGCTCCCCTTTTCGACCCCTTTTTCACCGCATATAAACCATGCATTTTGGCAAACATGGCTAAATAATAGTAACATGCTATATCAACAGGAGAAAACAAAATGGCTTTAGTATCACCAGGAGTACAGGTCAGCGTTATAGACGAAAGTTTCTATACACCAGCTGAACCAGGTACAGTACCAATGATTTTTGTTGTTTCTGCACAAGATAAAAAGAACGGTGCAGGCACAGGAACTGCGGCGGGAACGCTCGCAACAAATGCAGGGAAACCTTATTTGGTTACCTCGCAAAGAGAATTAACAGACTTATTTGGAGATCCGTCATTTTATACGGATACCAACAACAACGCATTACATGGTAATGAGTTAAATGAATATGGCCTACAAGCGGCTTACTCATACCTTGGTGTAGCAAATAGAGCTTACATTACAAGAGCAACACTAAACACATCAGAGCTAATGGCTTCTGCGACAGCACCAGCGGCTAGTCCAGCAGATGGCACATATTGGTTCGATACAGCAAACAGCGTGTTTGGTATTTTTCAATGGAACGGGGCGGCAGGAACTGTTACTGGTGGACAGAGCTTTGCTAACAAAGTTCCAACAGTAATTACAGACGCTACTAAAGTAACAGGCGGTGTACCAAAAACTTCTGTTGGTGCTATTGGTGACTACGCTATTGTTGCAACTACTACACTTAACAAACTTTATTATAAGAAAGCAGGTGGTACTTGGGTACAAGCAGGATCTACAGCTTGGATCAGCAGTTGGGCAACCGTAACAGGTACAATTTCCAACGCAACTGTAACAAGTGGCGCTACAATGAGTATTAACAGTACTGTGGTAACAAGTGCTGGAACAGGTCTAAGTGACATTGTAACAGCTATTGGATCAGCAGGTATTGCAGGTGTTACATCAGCAGTAGTTAATAACAAATTAGAGATTTACTCAACAGGCGTAGACATTGTATTAGCAACTAACGCTTCAACACTATTAACAGAGATTGGCTTAACAGCGGCGACATTTAAAGCGCCAGCGTTAACTATTGCTCCGCATACTAGTGTTCCAGAGTACAAGTCAACTGACACTAGCCCACGTCCAACAGGAAGTATTTGGGTTAAAACTACACAGCCTAACTTGGGTGCTAATTGGAAAGTTAAAGCATGGAATGCTACAACTAGCTTATGGGAAACTAAAAGTGCTCCAATGTATGCAACTCCAGAAGCGGCATTATACGGTTTAGATAAGTCAGGTGGCGGTAAAAACTTACCAGTAGGAACTGTTTACATCAAAACTAATAATGATGAAGCGGCTAATCCAATTGGTGACTTTAAGATTCACAGACGTCAAGCAACTGGTAATACTAAAATTACTTCAGACATTATTGCGGCACAGATGACAGCAGGAACTTATGCATTTAATATTGCAGAAACAACTCCAGCAAGTGCAGTACTAAGTGCGGCGACTACTATTAGTGTAACAACTACAGGCGCGGCAACTGATGCAGACGTTATTGCAGGAGCAATTAACTCCGGCGGATTTAATAACGTAATAGCAAGTGTTGATGCAAGTAACAGAATTGTTATTGAACACAATGACGGTGGCGATGTTCACATTACAGATACTAACGATGGTTTAGCTTTAGCAGGATTTGTAGCTTACAACGGCTCAAATGCGGCATTAGCAACACCTAACTTGTATACAGATGCAACAGGCAATGCTTATGATTGGGTTGCTAGTAACTGGAAATACTTAACTTACACACCAAGTACACTTGCTCCAACAGCATTAACAACTGATGGTGCATTATGGTACAATAGTGTTGTAGACGAAGTTGATATTATGATCAACAACGGTACTACATGGGTAGGTTATGCAGATTCAACAAGTCCAGTCTTTAACGCTAACGCGGCAGACAAAACAGACCCAGCTGGTCCAATTGTTTCTGCAAGTGAGCCAACTAAGCAATCAGATACAACTGATCTTAAAACTGGCGATATTTGGATTTCAACAGCAGACTTAGAAAACTATCCGAAAATTTACAAATACAACGGAGTTTCATTAAAGTGGGTTGCACTTGATACAGGTGATCAAACTACTGAAGACGGAATTTTGTTTGCAGATGCACGTTACGGAAAAGCAGGTACAAGTGGTGATACAGCAGGAACTATTGCTGAATTACTAGTAAGCAACTTTATTGACTTTGATGCTCCAGACCCAGCACTATATCCAAAAGGTATGTTGATATGGAACACAAGACGTTCAGGATTTAACGTTAAGAAATATGTACGTAACTATATTGATACTACAGGACTTAACATTAGATTTAACAATGACGAGTCAATGAGTGCATATGCTACTAACAGATGGGTTACTGAATCAGCTAACCAAGCAAATGGTGCAGGTAGCTTTGGACGTAAAGCTCAACGTAAAGTTGTAGTACAAGCGTTACAAGCAATGGTTAACAGCAATGCTGATATTAGAGATGATAATTCAAGAATCTTTAACTTAATGGCTTGCCCAGGTTACTCAGAGCTAATTGGTGAAATGAAAACACTTAACTATGATAGAGGCATTAGTGCGTTTGTTGTAGGTGACTTACCATTTAGATTAACACCAGATGCAACTTCGTTAAACGAGTATGCAACTAACGTAAACCTTGCAGTAGAAGATAACGATGATGGATTAGTTACATATGATGAATACTTAGGTGTGTTTTATCCAAGTTTATTCACAAGTGATAACGCAGGTAACAACGTAGTTGTTCCAGCTTCACATGGTATCTTACGCACAATGGCACTAAGCGATCAAGTTAGCTTTCCATGGTTTGCTCCAGCAGGAACAAGACGTGGTGGAATTACTAACGCATCAAGTGCAGGTTACATTACTAGCGAAGGTGAATTCCAGAGTGTAGCACTTAACGAAGGACAGCGTGATACATTATACAGTAATGCTATTAACCCTGTAACGTTCTTAAGTGGCGCAGGACTTGTTAACTTTGGTCAAAAGACAAGAGCTAAGAATGCTAGTGCTTTAGACAGAATCAACGTTGCAAGACTAGTGATTTACTTACGTTCACAATTTAACAAACTTGCTAAGCCTTATATCTTTGAGCCAAATGATAAGATTACACGTGATGAGATTAAAGCACAAGCAGATAGTTTACTATTAGAACTAGTTGGGCAAAGAGCATTATATGACTTCTTAGTTGTGTGTGACGAAAGTAATAACACGCCAACAAGGATTGATAGAAATGAACTTTACTTGGATATAGCAATTGAACCAGTGAAAGCAGTGGAGTTTATTTACATTCCATTGAGACTTAAAAACACTGGTGAAATAGCAGGACTCTAATATGATAAATACTTATAAGCAGGAGATATTATAATGGCAATTTCAACACTAAGCAAAATTACAGTACCTTTGGATTCTAGCTCATCCGCTAGTAACCAAGGTTTGTTGATGCCGAAACTACAATACCGCTTTAGAGTGAGTCTTGAAAATTTTGGAGTATCAACACCAACAACAGAACTTACAAAACAGGTTGTAGACGTAACAAGACCTAACGTTAGTTTCGAACAAATCACAGTAGACGTGTATAACTCACGTGTATACCTAGCAGGTAAACACACTTGGGAACCAATTACACTTAACTTACGTGAAGATGTTAGTAACAATGTACAGAAACTTGTAGGCGAGCAACTACAGAAACAATTCGACTTCTTCGAACAAAGTTCGGCGGCGTCAGGTAGCGATTACAAATTTGTTACTAGAATTGAAATACTAGACGGTGGTAACGGTGCTAATACAGCAAGTGTACTAGAGACATTTGAATTGTATGGCTGTTACTTAGAGTCAGCAAACTATAACAGCTTGTCTTACTCTACTAACGATCCAGTTACTGTTGCACTAGCAATCAGATATGACAATGCTATCCAAAGCCCACAAGGTACAGGAATTGGAACAGCAGTAGGACGTACAGTTAACACAGCTATTACTGGCGGCGGCGCTAGTTAATAACAACTAATATTTCCTGAAGTATATAAAAAGGGTGTCTTTAATTAGGCATCCTTTTTTTTATCTATGCACTTAATTACATTGGATAAATATTAGCATAGGAGATTAAGTATGGCGAATAGACTTAACGGATTTTTAGACAACTTACTAACGGGTGCATTAAGCCCCAAAGGTAACTTAGCAGACGCGGCACATGCCGCTAGATTATATGTTGATGATGCACATAGGTTAACTCCTAAGTCAAAGTTTCTGTATCATGTAAGTTTTAACTTAAATGCAGATGCAGTACAATTAATCCCGCAACTAAAAACACAAGAAATTAATATGCTTGTTAAGCAAGTTGACTTACCAAAGTATCAAATTGCAACTACACTAAAGCATCAGTACAATAGAAAACGAAATTTACAAACACGATTAGATTACGATCCAATCAATGTTACATTCCATGATGACAACTACGGGCAGACTACTGCTTTGTGGGAAGCATATTACAGATATTATTTTAAAGATGGAAACTATGCAAGTGTAGACGGCAGTAATAATCCTAATACATCAAATGCGGCATATAATAGAGGCAACTGGCTAGGAACAGAAGAAGCAAATAAGTTTAGATACGGCATGGATAACGATAGTTTTAAAAACTTTTTTGAAAGTATTCAAATTTATCAAATGTC